TGGAGAGCCCCATCCTGCAGAAGCTCCCCTTCATTCAAATCACAGGCAATAGCCTGAAGTACAATCGGGAGAAGACCCTCCCCACCGCCGCCTGGTACGCACCGGTCACCGGCACCTGGACGGCCAGCCCGCCCACGTTCGAGCAAGTCTCAGCTTCCCTGTGCGTCCTGGGAGTGGACGCCGACGTGGACAACTTCCTCAAATCCACCAGGAGCAACGTCCAGGACCTGGAGGCCGCCTGCATAGAGCTGGCCGCTAAGGCCGTCAGGAACGAGTTCGAGAACGTGTTTCTTAACGGAGACACGGCCTCCGATGCCAACCAGTTCAATGGCCTCTATACCACCATGAAAGGCACAGCCTGGCAGGCCAGCCACGCCTACGCCCTGGCAGAGGTCGTCGTGCCGACAGCCGGCCTGGAGAACGGCTTCCGATACGAGTGTACCACCGCCGGCACGTCAGGAGCCGCAGCTCCCACCTGGAACACAGTAGAGGGAGGGACCACCACGGATAACACCGTAGTGTGGACCACCCGATTCGGATGCCACCAAGGCTCAGGAGCCAACGGGCTCACCCTGGCCCTGGACAAGATCGACAAGGTCATCGACCTGGTCAGAGGCGCCAAGCCCGATCTGCTCTTGATAAGCCGACGGACCCGCAGGAAGATCGCCGCCCTGTGCCGGGCCGCCGGCCAGAACCTCTTGATCGGAGAAGGCAGAGCCGGCGAGGTCATCGAGTACTACAACGGCATCCCAGTGGCCATCTCAGACTGGGTCAAGGACAACTACTCCGTTGGGTCATCCAACGACTGCTCCGCCATCTTCGCCTTCCAGATGGGAGAGGGCGCCGTGGCCGGCCTGACCAGCCCCGAGATGCTCACCATTGAGAGGCTCGGCTCTTTGGAAACCAAAGATGCCACACGCACCAGGATCAAGTGGTACGTCAGCCTGGCGGACTTCTCCTATGTAAAGTGCGCCATGCTCACGGGAGTGAGGGAATAATAGACAGTAAACCTACCTCATTTACACTCCTTTCGTCACGAGGGAGGGGGAGGTCGAACCTTCAGGTCGGTCCCCAGACCAACCCCCTCCCTCCAGGAGGGATTGAAAGATGAACTTAACTGAAATGAGAGCCAGGGTCCGGGAAGATCTCCAGGACACCGATGCGGCCAACTACCGCTGGACCAACGACGAGGTCGACGGCGCCATTGACAGGGTAGTACTGGAGTACTCGGCCTATGCCCCCATAGAGCAGCAGGACGATATCGCCACCGCCGACGGAGAGACAGAGCTCGACATTTCCACTTTAACAGGACTGGTAAAAGTCGAGTCCGTGGAGTTTCCCATCGCCGAGTCCCCCAGGCACCTGCAGCGCATAGAGTACTGGGCTGGCCATCTCTACATGCAGGACGAAGGGGACGGCACGGACGCCCGGGTGAGATGGACTAAGAAGCACACCCTCGGCACCTCCACCACCATCCCACCCGAGCATGAGGAGATTATTGTCCTCGGCGCGACAGGCTACCTAGCCCTGTCAGCCTCGGCCAACACAGTAGACAGAGCCTTTATTGCTGGCCATTACGGCACCATCAGTTACAAGGCCTGGGGCGTAGAAAGGTTGAAGCGATACGACCAGCAGCTCCACAAAATCCCCCAGGCCAACCGAGTAACCCGACGCCAGCTCTACGCGGAGGACTCAATGTAGTGCGAGGCTTAAGCCTCGTGCCTTATTCCCCTCTTAAGATAAGAGGGGTTAGGGGAGTAGGGGAGTGGAGTTATGAAGATAGGAGGAACCATGACCAAAGTCAAGGAAGCCATCGAAAAGGAGCTCACCAAAGAGGGTCTACCCAAAGAGGCCTTCGCCATAGTCGAGGATCCCCACAACCCCGAGACGTGGAAACTACCGCACCATACCAAGGCCATTCTCAGGGGCAGGGGACGCCTTGACCTGGAGAAGACCGTGGACTGGGACAGGATGCCGGCAGCAGTAGCAGCCTTGAGCCCCGGTGGATATCGGGGAGAGAGAGTCCGGGCATCAGCCGAGGACATCATCAAGGCCGCCCGCCATCTGGCCGCTCACTATGAGACAGCCAACAAGCCGGTCCCCGACACTTTGGGAGCCCTGACCTGACATGTTATTGCCATGTCATTGCGAGCCCCGACTCGTCGGGGCGTGGCAATCTCTCATGAGCTCTGTAGTGCGAGGCTTTAGCCTCGTGCAAAACAGGCAGGCAACGAAGGCCGGGAGTATAAAGGAGTCGCCCACGGCGATTCAACCCCACCTTCAGGCCTCCCAGGGCCTACCAAGGAGGCCTACGAAGCTGTAGTGCGAGGCTTTAGCCTCGTGCCATGAGGAGATTTAGGAATGGCACAACAACAGAATAAGTCGACACCAACCCTGGTCGAGGTTTTCACCGAGTTCTTCCGAGCCGTCGTGCGGCCGGCCATCACCATCATCTTCGCCGTCGTCATCGCTCAGCTCGTCATCGAGCGCATCGAAGTCCCCCAGTGGTTCCTTGCCCTGGCCATCCCCTGCATCACCTGGTGGTTCGCTGAAAGGACCGTAGGCCATATCAAGGGAAGGAACGGCGGCTAGGAGGACTAAACATGGTTTGTCATTTGGACTTTGAACTTTGGATTTAGTCAATGACCTTCATCGACTTCCTGCGCAAAACCTTCGGCCCCGAGGGAATCTTTTCCTCGGGACAGGAAGGCCATGCGTTTCTCATAGGCATCAGCGAGGTCGTCTGTCCCTGGAAGCCCCGCTGGGATATGCCGCCAGACTACCAGGCCAACGGAAACCCCCTGCAGGAGTACCACTACTACATGTTCGGTCGGGCGGTGGGGATCCTGGCCTGGATTACTACAGGTTGTGTCATCAAACTGACGCTTTTCTGACATTTGAGCTTTGGATTTAGTTTGTCATTTGGATTTTGAAATTTGGATTTGATTAAGGAGGATAACAATGGCTGAATTTACCGACTTCCTGGAGAACAAGATCATCGACCATCTGCTCCGCAACCAGGCCTACACGCCGCCCGCCACAGTCTACCTGGCCCTGTTCACCACCGCCACCAGCGACGCCGGCGGAGGCACGGAGGTCTCCGGCGGCGCCTATGCCAGGCAGGCCGTCACTCTGGCCGCCGCCTCGGGAGGCGCCAGCTCTAACACCGCTGAAATCACCTTCCCGCAGGCCACGGTGGACTGGGGCACCGTCACTCACTGCGCCTTATTCGACCAGCTGAGCGGCGGCAATATGCTTATGCACACCATCCTGGACGCCAGCAAGACGGTCAATAATGGAGACACGTTCAAGATGAACATAGGAGACCTTGACATTACAGTGGACTAAGCAATACCACAAGCGGATGAATCTCGGGCATAACGAGATGCCCGCTCTTATTCACGGCAGGGAACCAAATGACGACTAAGCTAGTAGGCAGAGATGATGCAGCACTATACCTCGCGAATGGTGCTAACTACATTGTTATGACCAGATGGGCGGCCGTTGCCACTGGCGACGTCACGGAAATGCGATTCCGCGTCGCTGCTAGTACGGCAGGCAACGTAACTATAGGGATATACGCTGACAGTAGTGGCTCACCCGCAGCATTGCTAGGACAAAAGGCAGTCGCAGTCTCATCTGGGGCTGAGAGAGTAATTACAGTTAGTCTTGATTCTGCCATTCCCGTCACAAACGGAACGTACTACTGGATCGCCTTCAACAGCGACGCCAGTCTTGTCGGGGCCAAGTTTGAAGCTGGAACACGAAAGTACAAATCCTATAGCTATGGCCCTCTGCCAGATCCCGCTGGATCAGGGTATGCCAACGACACTGCCTATAATGACATCACTGCCGGCTGGGGAATTGAGGGACAGGTCCACTACGGCTCAGCCACCATGGCCGGCACTGGCAGCCTGGCCGCCCTGGGCAGACTCACCCTGGCAGGCAAGGCCACGCTATCAGGAGAGGGCTCGCTCGCCGCCATAGGCACAGTTACCACCGGCGGCACACTCTACGGCTCAGCCACATTCTCGGGCACAGGGTCCCTGGCCGCCTTAGCCACGGTCTACTTCATCTCAGCCACCCTGCTGGCCGCTCAGAAGAACCCCCGCCGCCAGCCCTACGTAGAGGCTAAGGTCTACGACTATGAGCAGGGAATAAAGCGCCTCACCTGGACAAGGCTTTACGACGGCAGCGAGCCAGACAACCATCACGGCATCGCTTTCGATGGCCAGGGGTCAATGCACCGCATCAGGGCAGCCACAGGAGACAAGCTCTACTACCAGAAGGTGGCCAGCCCGGGTCCGAGCTCCGACTTCTCCAGCTGGTCGCTGATAGCTGAAGACTGTTCTGGTCCCTGCGCCATAGCAGCCTACGGCGCCAGGGTTTACATCTTCTACCGTACCAGTACAAATGTACTATGGAAGTACTACAGCCATAACTACGGCGATACCTGGAGCAATGCTCAGCTCATAGCCACTGCCGACGTGCTCTCCATGGCCGCTTGCTGGAAGGGCACCACCGCCATTGTGGTATGCTTTGCCGCTACACTGGTCAAGATCAGTGCAGCCGTTCTGGACACGTCCGACCAGGCCACCGCCGAGCACTACTACAACCACGGCCTCGATACCACCTACGGCATAGGGGCCACCTGCCTGGACGCAGACTTCCCCATCGTCCTGGCCGGCAAGGACACGGACACCGGCACAGGAATCGTCAGTTACTCTCTCTATGCCTCCAAACTCACTGACATCTACAGCTTCGGCGCCCTGCGCCTGCTCTTAACCGCAGACGAGGACGTCGTCACGGCTTTCAGATATCCCGACTGTCACTGTCCCCTGACCCCCGAACCCTACGAGACCCTGCAGCTCACCGTCGTTGAGGACTACTCCGGAGTCACTGCCTACACCCGACCGCTCCTGGCCCACTTGGTAAAAGACACGACCTGGTCCGATGCCACTATCACCGAGCCCAGGTTCTTCATATCCATCACCTCTGCTTACGGCTTGAGGCTACAGAGCACGGCCGGCTATTGGTGGTTCTCGACGCCCGACGGAGTCTGGAGAGCACCCCGCCCCGCCGCCGAACCCCTGGACTTGACTCCCTACATCCAGCAGATTCACCAGGTCATCGGCCACCAGCGCCCTGGCTTCCTGGTCCTGCAGCTCGACAACTCGAAGGGGTACTTCGCTTCACCAGGCGAGGGGTCCCTCGCATCGCTCCGCTTCAGAGCCGAAGTTCGGCTCAGGCTCGGCTATAAGACTACCCAGGGTAACGAGTCCCTCCCCAACCTCACCTACTGGATAGATTCCTGGCAGTACGGCTCCGACCGCAACCGGTCAGTCTTTACCATACGTTGTATCGACTTGTGGGGGCTGGCCACCGCCTGGGCGGCCCGCTACTCGCTACGCTGGAATTACACCACCTTCCAGCCGGCCAGGGTATGGGAGATCCTTTACCAGCTACTGGGCAGGCTGGGCATCCGCCTCTGGAACAACGGCGCCGTCGGTCAGAGCGACCCCATGAATAACTACTACCCCAAGTTTCTATCGAGGGAGGGCACCACCGCCGAGACGCAGCTCCGGCGCCTGCTCTCATTCGTCACCGATGGGCTTGTGCCCATCCGGGATATCTGCTACGCCAAAGACCTGCTGGCCAACGAGGCATCGTCCTACGAGTACAAGAACACCCCGGGCTACCATCCCATCTATGCCGGCGCCTACGCTGCCAAGCTCACCACCAGCCACGCCCAGGTCAGCGGCGACACCGAGGACGAACCACCCGTCCACGTCCGGGAAGCAGCTTTCGACTGGGATTTACTATCCCTGGGAATCGACAACCTGCGGATGCAGTACGACGCCAACCTGGAGGAGACCGACCAGGCCGCCAAGAGAGCCGACGCCCTCCTCAGACACGAGACTCTGGAAGCCACGGGCGACCATATCGTCGTACCGACCAACGTCGACCAGGACCTATACGACGTCATCACCGCCACCGACCCACGCTGTGGTATTGACCAGGAGAAGTACAGAGTCCTCGCCATCCAGATGGACTACGACCGCCGC